GCGTCAGGTTACATCGGTCAGGCTAACGCGCTTAACACCGCGCTAGGCCAGATAGGTTCTTTAGCGTCTAGCTTACCTGAGCAGAACGCAATGATTAACTATTACAACCGCACCCCAGCCGGCGGCGGCGGCACCGGCACTGGCCCCGGCGGTAATTTTGAACCGGGGTTTGGCGTCCGTAAGCCAAAAACAGCGTGGGGATATTAAAACATGCCAAACCAAATGATAGCACTTCAGGCGCGCAACCCGCAGCTTCCCGATCCCGCGCAGCGCACGGCGCGGTTGGCGAACATGATGAACATGGCACGGCAGGCAGAAACCGCACAGCTTCAAGGTGAGCGCGCGCGTCAAGAGATGCAATACGCACAGGCTGGCGAAGCGCGCGAAGCAGAATTGCAGGCGCCTAGGCTGGCTAAAGCGCAGGCAGAGGCCACGGGTATGGACCTTAAAACAGGGGCTGAGTTTAACGCATTTGTTTATACCGCTCTAAAGAACGCAGATTCGCCCGACCAAGTGGTTGGGTTCGCGCAGCGTATCGCTGGCCTTCCTCAATTTCAAAACCCATTGTATCAGGGTATGCTGTCAGACGCCGTAGAGAATATGCCGACCGACCCCGCGATGTTTCAGCCGTGGCGAAAAGCATCCGCGGCTAAGGCGCTGACCGCGGCGGAAGAGTTGTCAAATGAGTTTACAACGCAGAACCTCGGTACGTCCACCCGCGTAATTCGGACGCCTAAATACGGCGGCGGCGCTGCTGAAGTTGTTGAAGGTTCTGAAGCAGCCGTTGACATCAAACCAACGGTCGTCAACACTGATGAACTTGGCCCTATCATCGTTGACCCTAATACCGGAAAAGGTTACCCTGTAAGCGCCGGCGCAATCGGCGGATACAGGCCGCCTGTCGTTGGTGGTCCACGCGGCGCACCGGGCCGCGGCAACACTGCTGACGTTGTGTTTGGGTTTGGTGAATTTGGTTCGCCGTCAAAGCCCCTTAGCACGCTGTCTATCGGTGAAGTGCAAGACTTCCAGCGCAATACGCTTATCCCCAACACACGCGGCAAAGTTGGCGCTGGCGCTGACAAGGGTACTGGCGCTGTCGGCACATACCAAATCACTTATGGCACACTACAAGATTACGCGCCGAAGGTTCTTGGCGCTAATTGGCGCGACAAACCCTTTACCGCAAATGTTCAAGAACAGATTGCGAAAGCAATCTACAATGATGTTAAGGGCGGCAACCTTAAAGACACTTGGGCTGGTCTACCTAGCAATCGTCCGGGCGCGTATGCAAACGTTCCTTGGGAACAAGTCCGCGATCAGATTATTCAAGTCGAAAGCGGCGGCGGCCCTCGCCGCAACGCCGGTACGCCTACGGGTGCGGGCGCGCCGCAGACCATCCGGCAAGTTGCTAGCGCCGCCGACAAAGCGCGCACGGTTAAAAGTTTCAAAGACATCACAGGGTTTGACTTTACGTCTGGTAAAGACCCTGTCGCCGCCCTGATTAGAAAGTCTACAAGCGGCGGCGCAGAAAAGATAGGTGCAGATCTAGTCGGCTTTATACCTGAGAGCATGGGCGGCGGTACTACAAAAGGTATGGAAGCTATCGGCGCGCTTGAAGTTATCGCCAGTGACTTAACTTTGGCTTTGTTGCCGGGCAACAAACTGGGCGCAGGCGTGTCCAACGAAGATCGTAAAATGTTTGAAAAGCTGGTTGGGGAAATGGCAAACCCGAACATTCCGGCTGGAAAGCGTTTAGCAGCATGGGGTCAGCTAAAATTAAAGATGGCCCGCATCGCCGGCGTAGATGCACCCACACGAAAAGCCGCGCCAACCAAAGGTAGCGCGCCAAGAACGCCAGTGCCGCGCAAAGCAGGCGGCGGATTTACGGTTGTAAGGGTTGAAGACTGATGCCTACATATACGGTTCGCGCGCCAAACGGTAAGACTTACAAGATTACTGGGCCTGCCGGCGCTACTAACGCGCAGATCGAACGCGCAGTCCTTGAGGCGTATCCTGACGCCGGCGGAGCGGCGCCGCAGTCAACCGCGCAGCGCGCGTTAGCTAACGCTAAGACAGACGCGCAGGCGCGGCTGGCGCAAGCCCGCCGGTCTAACGACAAATCGGCGGAGCAGACATATTCCCGCGAAGTGGCGCGGCTTAATAAGATGACGCCGCAACAGTTTTACAAAGCGCCCGGCAGGGGTGAAAGTTTTGTCAGCGGTCTAATCGAAGGCGTTACTGAACCCATTGAGTTGGGGTTAAACCTTTTCGGTATCGGCGGCGACAAGGCACAGCGCGAACGCGGTAAGTTCCGCTTGCGTGAGTCGCAAAGACAATTCCCCGGCACAACAACCGCGGGCGAAATTACAGGTAACATCCTTGCAACTGCGCCGGGCGTAGCAGGAGCAGGTAGGGTTATCACCGCCGGCGGCAAACAACTTGCTAGGGTATTGCCGAAAGCAGGGGCTTCTGTTCAGCGCATCGGCGCGGCAACGCGTACCGGCGGTCTTGGTTCTGGTCGCACCCCCGCACAAACGGCGGCGCTGACAAGGGGCCAGCGCGGCTTGCAGTTGGCTGAACGGTCTTTAGGTGGCGCCATTGGTGGCGTTACGGCTGCCGCGCAGACGGGCGACGATTTGACTGAAGCGGCGACTTTTGGTGCAGGCTTGCCAGTAGTAGCCAACGTCGTAAAACGTCTTGGCGGAAAGGCCGTAGACCTTACGCGCTTATCCAAAGTCAAAGCCGGAAAGATTATCCGTGAGGCGCTAGGTGAGGATGTAGAAGCAGCAAAAGCTGCGTTCCGCGAACTATCCCCTGATGATCAGCGTCTGGCGCAGCAAGTCTTAGTTGAGGCTGGCGTTGAGCCTAGCCCCTTCTTCGGCTTAGGCAAGATTGCCACCAGCCAAATGGACCCTGACACTTCTCGCCGTATACTTGAGCAACAAGAGGCCGTGCGCGCTGGACGGTTGGCCGAAGCCGCTGGCGGCAGTACAATGGAAGATGTGCGCGCCGCGGTGCGCGGCGGACGAGCAGCCGTCACTGAAGAATTGGCACCGTTACGCGAAGAGATGTACCGACGCGCCGGCTACGCCGGCGAGTTTGTCCCAACTAAACTAGATGAAGCCGCTGAACTAGAAAGATTGGCCGCAGAACAGTCAGGACTTAATCGTCGCATGATCCTCGGCGCCGGACGCGCTGAAACACGTATTGGCGAAACAGAAGATTTTTACTCAAGAATAGGTGACGAGTTTAGGCCAGAAATGGTTAGCGAAGACCGCGGTATTTCGGGCGCCATGACGCAACGCGGCGAAAAGGCTGGGTTGACAGCCATAACTGCCCGCGAACGTGCCGGAGATATATTTGATGAAGTTGACAGCTTGGCTGCTGAAGGCATACGGCCTATGCGTGCTGCTGATCTTATAGCTTCGTTGCAGCGCAAAATGGCAGACCCCGAAATTCTGCGCGGTTCGGTGGAAGAAGGTGCGATAAAAGGTGTCATCCGACAGCTTGAAAAAGCCACCGACGCAAACGGTATGCTTAACCCAAAAGCGTTAGGTAAAATTCGCCGTTCAGGCATCAACACCCTAGTTAACCAAATGTCCGTGAAAATGGGCGGCGTCCCTTCTCGCACAGGAACACCTGAAGAAGCACAAGGGACCGTGTTAGAGTTGCGTTCGTTAATCGACGATACGTTGCGGCGCGGTGGTGGCGGTGATCTTGTAGATGAATTTCTACAGAAATCAGAACAAGGTTACGCCGCCGTTAACCGCGGTGAGTTGGCGGGCGAAGCGTTGCGTCTATATAAACAAGACCCGTCAGGGACGCAGTTCCGCGCTTTAGTTGGTGGTGATTTACCTAAGACCGTCGGAAAAATTATGAAGGGTGGGCCTGAAAGCGAAAAGTTCCGGCCCGCTTTCGCCGGCGATCCAAGACGTTTGATGGCTCTTGAAAAGTCTGCCGAAGAATTAAAAACGCTTAACACGATGAACGAGTTAGTGTCGGCTGGTCAAACGCGGGCGCAAAATATATTAAACGAACAGCAGCCCGGAAAATTGTCTAGGTACGCGGGTACTATTGTACGCGCTAAATATCCGGCTCTAGCGTTTGCGGGTACCGGCACGCAAGGCGCAGCAAGCGCGTTTGTTACGCCCGGCGTGCAACGCGAAATCGCCAACGCATTTACCAGTGGTCAAGGCGCGTTGCAGGCCATAGAACAATATCCAACTGCGGCTCAGTTTTCTGCGTATCTAAGCACACTACCGTCGCCGGTGCGTAACGCATTTGCTCAGGCGATGCGCGCGTATTCACAACAGCCTTCAACTAACGTAGAGTAATCCATGACTTCTATCGACCAGACCCAAGCACAACTCAACACGCATGAGCAGGTCTGCGCGTTCCGGTATGAAAGTATTTGTGCGCGGCTGAAGCGTCTGGAAACCATAGGTATGTCTGTGGCCGGTACGATCATTCTGTTGCTGGTCGGCATACTGCTGAAGGCTGGCGCGTGAGTATCATCCTTGGCGCGCGGTCACTTTCACGCCTTGAGGGCGTGCATCCAGACCTTGTCCGCGTCGTCAAGAAAGCCGCTGCAATGTCGGACTTAGACTTCATGGTGCTGGAAGGTCTGCGTACCGTCGAGCGCCAGAAGCAGTTGGTCGCCCAAGGCGCATCGAAGACAATGAACTCACGCCACATCACCGGACACGCTGTCGATTTGGCGCCGATGATTGGCGGTAAAGTATCTTGGGACTGGCCGCTCTACCATCGGCTAGCCGAAGCCATGCGCGCAGCGTCGCTAAATGAAAAAATTCCTATACGTTGGGGTGGGACTTGGAAGCTGCTGTCGGCAATAGAAGGCCCGATAACAGCCAAAATCCTCAGTCGGTCGTTTCCTGATGGTCCTCACTTTGAGTTACCAAGGGCGTCTTACCCCTAGTCTTATGGATTTCGGCGACCGTCTTACCTATCAGCTTCATCTCTTCGACAGTAAAACGATCCCCGCGCATGATATTACAGCCGGTGCAAGCAGTCTGCACGTTTCCTTTTACGTGCGGTAGGCTATTATCAATCCTATCCAGCCCTCTGTTGTCAGTGGTAGTGCCGCAATATACGCAAGGCTGAATTATAAACGCCAGTATTTCGTCAGGCATCAAATCGCAATCGTCAATACGCTGGTATGCTTTTCTCAGGTGCGTAGCCCGCCCACGCTGGGTGCGGCTCCACCGCAGCATTCGGGCTTTACGTAATTCTTTTTGTTCTGGTGTTAGTGCGCCCCACCGCTCTTTGCGGCGGTCGCGGCCCTTCTTACGATCCCTATGGCATTCCTTACATTCGTATGATAAACCTAGCGGACGTGATTTTTCGCGGTGGAAGTTCTCTGGACTAGCTGCCAAAGAACGGGTGCAGCGGAAACAAGTGCGGTGCGTCATAACACCCTGTTATACGTTCCCCACTATATTGCAAGGAAAACTGATATGTTAAAAGGTTATCGCACATACGTTCTGGCTGCAATGGGCGTTCTCTCCGCCGCCGCCAGCTATCTAGTCGGCGACACAGACTTGCTGACGGCGGCTAACGCTGCCTTCACCGCAGGCGCTTTAGCGTTCCTGCGCGCGAGCGTCCCTCGCCCGTAACCAACGCTCACCATACCAAATAGCTTTACGCATCTCTTGAGCCGCTTCGTCCTTATGGCCTAGGCGGCTCAAGTATTTCAGCATATTCCCAAGACAGTATCCGGCGAACTCGTCCGGCGTCAGCTTGGCCTGAATGTAGTCGATGGACTCAATGCCGCCGCGCTTGTAATGGTCAGGGTTAATGGCATCCTTGAACGCCATAGCCTCGGCCCACGACCCTGCATCGCTCTTGTCGTCTATCATTTCTTCAACCCTTTCATAAGTTCGACACGCTCCCGCGCCGTCCGCATCGCGGAGTATCTTTGGTGCAGCCGCCGCGCGATGGCAGGGCGTTTGTGCGTCTTCAGTTCAGCGTCCAGCGCCTGCTTTAGCTGCTCTTCCGTAAGGTCGGACAGCACCGCGATCATCGACCGCCAGTTTAGTTTACTCATTTTTCAATTCCTCTAAGGCTATGTCGGACACCGCACGCTTGTCGTGCAGCGCCGCCCATATACGTTCGTCAATACTCTTTTCGGTCAGCATCACATAGACCCACACGTCCTTTGTCTGGCCGCTGCGGTGCAGGCGCCCGACCGTCTGCTCGTACAGTTCCAACGACCAAGGCAGCGACAGGAACACCATGTGGCATCCGCCGTGCTGTAGGTTCAGGCCGTGGCCTGCCGACTTAGGGTGCGCCAATAGCAACTCGACCTGCCCTGCGTTCCAGCGTTCGATGACGTTGTCATCGTCCATTGTCTGCGCGTGCGGGAAGCGGCGCTTCAGTTCAGCCAACTCTTCCTGATAAGTGTACGCGACGATGGTGTTGGCCCGCTGGTTCTCCGCCAGCAATTCTTCCAGCCGGTCGAACTTATGGCTGCTGAACCAGATGGACGGCGTGCCAGCGTCGCGGTTGTAGACAAAGCCCGACGCCATCTGTTGCAGCTTGGTCGTCACCGACGCGGCGTTCTGCGCTACAATCTGGTCGTCGCCAAAGCGCACGACATATTCGCGCTTCATCTTTTCGTATGGCTTGCGGTCGTCCAGCGTGACGCGCACCTCAGTGACGTGGCACGGCGGCAGCTTGTCCTTATACTCGCCCGGCTCCAGCACGAACGTCGCAGGGCGTATGCGCTGCATGACTTGCTCTAGCGCGCCGGCTGCGGGAACCCACTGGCCGAAGTCGCGGTTGGTGCAGATGAAATACTGCTGCATGAATGCACCCTTGGCACGGCCCAGCAGCGTCTGGTCGATGATTTTGCACTGACCAAAGACATCCTCAAGGCCGTTCGACGTGAACGAACCCGTCAGTCCCCAGCGCACCTTGACGTTAGCCAGCAGCTTGTCCAGCGCCTTGAAGCGTTTGCCGCTGGGGTTCTTCAGCCGCGTCAGTTCGTCGAATACAATTCCGTCGAAGCCAGATAAATCCTCTAGCTTATCTAAGTTATCATAGTTAATGACGACGACACTGGCGTCGCTCCGCAACGCATCCACCCTTTGCGCTGGCGTGCCGACAGCCAGCGCAGGAGCGACGCCAGACCACTTCGGTGCTTCGACAGGCCACACATCCGTACAGACGCGCTTCGGCGCTACGACCAGCCAGCGTTTGACATGGCCGTCGCGCAGCATCTCGTCCATCGCCGTCAGGGTAATGGCCGTCTTGCCCGCGCCAACAGGCGCAAGGATCATGGCGCGGTCGCGTTCGTACAGGAACGTCGCCGCCTGCTGCTGATACGGCCTTAGCTGAAGCGTTTGAGCCATTCGTCCACATCCTCTTTAGACCACAGGCAGGCGTAGTGCTGCTTGGTGTGCGTCATCTCATCAGAAAAGATACGCTGCAACGCAGACAGCCTACCGTTAGGCTGCTTCAGTTCCACGAACCATGCCTCACCGTTGGGCATACAGGCGATGCGGTCGGCGACGCCGATCTGCGTAATGCTGCGGAACTTATAGGCGTAGCCGCCCACCGCCCGCACGCGTTTACAGAAATACCGCTCTATCTCTTTCTCAGTCATGCGAGGGGGCTACTACAAAATTTTTTGCATTTCAAGGCTTGCATCAAATTTTGTTGTATGTATTATGGCGGTTCAAACAATAGAGTGAGGTACAGTATGATGTGGTTTAAAAAAATGCCTAACGTGGTGCTTACACGTTACAGCGGTAAAGATGTTTACGACATATTGTTAACGCGGTCGTTTCGCCGCAACGGCAAACTCTGGTGCATCTGGCGCAGTCAATATATACTTTTAAAAGATGACGGTTCTTGCGTCGGCGACACCGGATTTCCTATGCGTTGGGAGGCAATCTAATGCAACACAGTAAGATTGTCGGCGGCTCGACCGCCAAACGCGTCATCGCCTGCCCCGGCAGCGTCGCGCTGGTGGACAGCGTTCCGCCAAAGCCCAGCAGCAGCTACGCCGACGAAGGCACGCTCCTGCATGACACTATAGCATCTATATTAGAGCGTGACCTTGACCCGTACAGCATGGTCGGCACGACATATGAGAAGACCGTGCTGACAGAAGCACTGGTCGATGACAAGCTGATACCTGCGCTGCGTGCGCTGGACGAGATAGACCCCAAGGGGGAGATGGAATATGCGGTTGAAAGCCGGGTTGGTTTTGGTGATTTTCTGCCTGACGTTTTTGGTTCTACCGATCTTCTTGGTCGCCTTGGTGATCGAGCGGTCGTTTTGGATTGGAAGTTTGGCGATGGCGTGGCTGTCGAAGTCGAGGAAAACAGCCAGCTACTCTTCTACGCTGCGGCGGCTAAACGCACGGCGGATACGGCTTGGGCTTTTGAAGGCGCAAAAGAAGTCGAACTGATTATTGTGCAGCCCCCCTATGTCAAGCGTTGGGTGACAGACCTTGCCCGCGTTGACGCGTTCGAGAAAGAACTTGCCGCTGCCGTCAAGATTGCGATGCGTCCCGATGCGCCGCTGGCGTCAGGCGACCATTGCAAGTGGTGCGCGGCCAAGCCAATCTGCCCTGTCATGACAGGCGCTGTAGACCGCGCGCTGAAAGCCAAGATGGACGCGCTGCCGATTGACCAGATTGCACACTATCTGGAACAAGCGCCGCTGATTGAAGCGTTCCTCAAAGACGTGCATCAGATGGCGCATGGGCTTCTGGAAGAGGGGCGTAAAGTCCCCGGCTGGAAGCTGGTCAACAAACGCGCCACAAGACAGTGGACAAATGAGGATAAGGCTGTAGCCTTCCTGACAGGTGTTGGTGTAGAAGCATGGGGCGACCCCAAGCCGCTGTCGCCAGCCCAAGCGGAAAAGGTTTTGAAGAAAGCCAAAATAGAATTGCCAGCGGACTTAGTTGTCGCTGTCTCCACAGGCTCTACCCTTGCGCCGGAAAATGATCCCCGGCCAGCGGTTTTGCAAATCGGACAGACGCTTACCAAAGCTATGTCTAAAATCCAGTAAAAGAAAAGGTACAATACAATGTCGAATATCACAACTTTTGGTGGCGCTAACTTGCCGTCCGTTCAGTCTCTCTCTGGCGCGCTGCGCTCCATCCAGTCCGAAGTCGGGCCGGGCGGCACAGTCATCCTGAAGATGGACAAGACAGGCCATTGGGTTTTCGGTGCTGACCAGACCGAAGTAGAAGACGGCAGCCTGTGGGCCGCCAATCCGTTCTCGTTCGTTCACGGCTATATTGCGTGGGGTAACGGCGAAGTGCTGGCTGAGAAGCTGGTTCCGGTGTCAGAGCCGCTGCCAGAGTTAGAGCCAGCGCCATCAGGCGCGACGCGCGGATGGGAAATGCAGGTCGGCATGATGCTGGTTTGCACGAACGGAGAAGACAAGGATATGCAGGCGCGCTTCACGGCAACATCAGTCGGCGGCAAGCGTGCAGTGCAGGCGTTGGCCGTTGCCATCGCCGATCAGGTCGAGAAAGACCAGACTAAGCCAGTGCCAATGATCGAACTGAAGTCTGAGCATTACCAGCACAAGACCTATGGTCGTATCTATACGCCTATCTTTGATATTGTCGATTGGGTGTCGATGGACACCGCTTCGGCTGAAGAAGCAGATGACGCGGAGTTGGAAGTCGCCGCTGAACCTGAAGCCGCTGATGGTGCGCGTCGTCGTCGTCGCGTAGTATAACAGGGCGCGAAAGCCGGGGCGTGTTGGGCGCTCCGGCAAGTAGCGGAAGAGTGAGAACTTCTATGTCTAAATTATGGGTTGACTTTGAAACGCGCAGCCGTTGCGACCTACGCAGCCGCGGCGTGTACAATTACGCGATGGACGCCAGCACCGACGTGCTGTGTATGTCATACGCATTTGATGACGAAGACGTGCGGACGTGGCTCCCCAGTGAGCCTTTCCCGCAAGCCGTCAAAGACCACAAGGGGCTAGTCTACGCGCACAACGCAGCGTTCGAGCGCCTGATATTCTGGTATGTCCTTCAGGTCGATTTCAAGCTGGAGCAGTTCTATTGCACCGCAGCGCAGGCCCGCGCCAACTGTGCGCCGGGCAGCCTTGAGGATGTGGGCCGCTTCGCTGGCGCCACCATGAAGAAAGACCATCGCGGCGGTCAGCTAATCCGCTTGCTGTCCATCCCGCAGTCCGACGGCATATTCCGCGAGGATGCCGCGCTGATGCAGGAGATGGTCGATTATTGCGAACAGGACGTCAGGGCCATGCGCGCCATCGCGCAGGCGCAGCGTCCGCTGTCGGCTGATGAGTTGGCCGACTATCACACCAACGAGCGCATCAACGACCGCGGCGTCCTGCTTGACAGGCCGCTGGCGCTGGCGGCTGTGCGCTACGCTGAAA